CCAGCAACTACTAATTTAGATGACCCGCTTGTTGTTCCAAGAAGTAAATTTCCTCCAGATGTCAAACGCATTTTTTCTGAGCCTCTATTATAATCAGCCCCATTATTTTCAGTAAAAAAATTAAATTCCCTTCTTGCTGCTAATACAATATCAGATGATGCCCCTTGAGATTGTATTAATAAATCTGTACTTGAGCCATTGTTAAATAATCTTGTTAAATTACTTGCTCCATTAGTTTCAATTCCTATTGCATTTGACGTTTTGCTTAAACTTCCTTCACTTGTATAAATGGCTCGAGTATTAGTTCCACTATATACATTTATATCATTTGTTGTGTTATTTCCATTATCTGTAACTGTCTGAAGATTTTCCGACAAACCAGCTTGACCATCAACGTATGCTTTTATACTTTCACTTGTTGCTAAACTTGTAGCACTTGCAGTTGCAAAACTATCGTCATCTATATAACTACTAATTGCAACACTACCAGAATCAATGCTTGTTGCTGTAATATCAAAGCCACCAACTGTACCTTTTGTTTTGTTTTGGTATTGTGCAGAAAGGTCATCTTGGTTAATTAATAAAACAGAATCAATTCCAATGTCATCATATAATGGAGTTGAAGAAACGCTTATAGTTGTATCACTTGAGCCTTGATTCGATGTAACTGTTAAAGGTAAAATTTCACCACCTTTTGAATTTACTAAGTTAAAAGTGTCATTAGTTTTAAAAACAGATGTTCCTAAACTTTCTATTGGTAAACTACTTAAAGATTTTTGCTCTGCAATATGAACATGAGTTATTGAGCCAGTAAATGTTGTCCCAGCTTGAAATTTTATAACGCTTGAGCCTTCACAATCTAAATAAATAGAATAATCACCACTTGCAGTTATTGTTTCAGTTGTTCCAGAACTACCAGCTTTAACTAATAATGTTCCAGCTGTAACAACTACTGTGAAATTTATTTGAAATGTTTTTTCTTGAGTTAATACTGATTGTGTCAAATCACTAGTTGACCCAGTTGCAGTAAAATTAGCTTTCTTTGCTGTCGTATCGATTGACCATCCACTTCCTAAAGTCCAACCAGTTGCAACATTAAAGTTTCCATTTACAGCTACATTAGAGCCAGTTGCCGCAACTGTTTGCCTTACATAAGCTACTGGACTATTCATCATTAAAGCACCAGTCACTGGTCCTTGTAATTTTGCACTTCCTAATGGTGCGTCATCTTGAGCACCGCCTAAACCACCAATTTCATTTGTTACAGTTGTGACTGTTATAGAATCTCTTAAAATTTCATAACCTTCATAGTCCCATTCGTCAAATAAAGAATAAAAACTTCCTCTTCTAAATATATATTCTGGGTCATAAGCATTGCTTCTAGATTCTCTTAACCTTCCAATTGGATTTACAAATCTTGGTCTTGTTGCTGGTCCACTACTTCCAGTTGCTGTTTGGTCTTTGTTTTGTTCACCAACAACTAAACGCATATTTGGTGAAATTAAAACTTTTATCTGCCCAGTTAAAAATTCATCAATTAATATTTGTGTAAAAGTTTGCGTTCCAGTTAATGTACCACGACCCCATTGACCAGTTGGATTTGTTTTTACAAAATCTGAGCCATTATAAACACCCAGCATTCCTCTTGCAGTGCTTTGAACTGTATCACCCCAAACTAAATCACCAAAACTAAATGATTCAGTGTTTGTACTATTTGTAATTTCAGTGTTATTAGTAAAACCATAAGTGCTGTTTTGTGTTGTTGTCAAAACTTGCAAAAAACCTTTTAATGGTGAAACAAAATTATATTTTACATCAGCATTATAACCACTACCAGTGCTATAACCACTAGGATATAATGTTATATTGCTTGGTGGTGCTTGAGCTAAAGAATTATCTTGTAAACTATTGGTCCAACTAACTTTACCAGAAGATGAATTTGAACTTCCTGGAATCGGCAAAGTTGGATTTGTTGATGTTGGATTTCTTTTTATAACATTTGAATAATTTCCATAACCGCTAAATCTACAATAAAAAGAGCCTGGATTACTTCCACTTGTTCCATAGTTTTCAATTGAAATATAAAAGTCCCATTGACCAGTCATTGAAATAGCATTGCCAGAGCTATCAACAAAAGGGATTTTTTCTTGAAAACCAATGTAATCAGTTTCAGTCAAATTTCTAGATTTTACAACATATTTTGGTGACGTATTTCCTAAAGGCACCCAGTTTGATTCTTCTATCCAATAATAGTTTCCAGAGCTAGAATCATATTGCAAATAATATTCAGTAGTTGTATTTCCAACTTTTTGAAATGCATATAGATTAAATTTTATAGAACACCACCATCCTTTAGTATGTCCACTTTGTAAAGTTGTATGAGCTCCAGTCATGTCCCATTCCCAGTTTAAAGGAATTGAGACCCATAAAAAATCAGCATTTGAAGGATTTATAATCCTACCTTGAAAAATATCTTTTGTAGTTGCATCACTTCCAAAAGGAAATCCGCCAAAATGATTTTGACTGTTTAAACTCAAAAAAGTAGCATCAGCTCGGTGAATTGCTGGCAAATAATTATACTTTGTCCCAACTAATTTACTTATTTGATTACTTTGAATAGTTTGTTCATATCTGGTGTAATAAGTATCACCTAAATGGTCTTGACTTCCTAAATAAGCTCCAGTTTTAGAATATTGTCTAGAATTTATATTATCTGGATTGTCTATAAATCCACTTTCATCTTCTATGTATTCTGGTATTTGTACAATCCAAAATTCATGTTTCCAATAAGTTATTCTACAACCCCAGTGCCTCATTAATTCTTTTAAAACTTCGTAGCAATTTTCTGGTTTAAAAAAATTGTTTTCATCTTTTGTGTGAAACATAGATGCTTGAGATTCTGTTAGATATAAAGGGTCACTACTTTGTGAGGTGCTAGTCATAACACCATTATACCAATTTACAGCTGTTGTGAATCCATAATCTAATGAAGCACCTTGAGATGTTGTTGCAGCTCCAGATTTTAATAATATTTCTTTAATCCAATAAGTATATCGAGCTGGACCCCAATACATGTTTTCTGGTGCATAGTTTCCTAATGTTCTATCCTCAAAAGGTATTGGATTTGGGTCAGATGGTGTTGAAGGGGGACTACCTTCTGGAAATTGCACAAAATCAATTTCTTTTAATACTGATAAACCATCAACAAAAGTTAAGTTTTGTTCATAAGGAAAACTCACATCTTCACCAGAGCCTAAATCCATTATTAAATACCCAGACCACAAGGGTTTTACAGTTGAATAAGTTGAAGAGGTGGCTCTATATAAATGAAGATAAACTTGACGTTCTTGATAAGTTGTTCTTAAAAGCTGTATAAAAGATTGTGTTCCAACTCCTTTTACCATAAAAGGTAGTACACATTGTGAACTTATTATAGGACTAAATCTATCCTCTTGTTCAGTGTCATAAGATATAACTGGTCCTCCAGCACCAAGAGTAATTTCAGATGGACTTCCACCCGTATAGCCATCAACCCACAGCTCCAGATAATAATCTAAGCCATTACTACTTTTATAGGAAGAGTAATACTGTTTTGCAAATGCCATATTTAAACGCTTCTTTGTCTATTCATTCCCCCTCTTTGATTACTTATAAAAATATCGTTTCCACTTATACGACCATAAACCTCAACTTGTTGTGTTCCACTACCATTTAAATGATTTTTTAACATATTTAAAGGTGCAATAACTTCTGGATTCGACGCTGTTATTCCAGCACCCTCGCCGACCAATCCTAAGGTAGGTCCAGTCACTAAACCTCCATTTGCAAAAGCTGGAATTAATGAATTAAAAGCGGTCCTTGCTAAACCAGACGCCAAACCAGCAACAACTGGTATTAATGGTAGAGGTAAAAAAGCCGCTGATTGTAATGCTTTAGTTATTGCAACTGAAACACCTTGAGCTATAATTGCTCCAATAGTATCTCTTATTGAATTTTTAACATGCTTTGCATATTCCTTCATATTTTCAGCACCTTGAGAAAGTTGTTGTCCTAAAGTTTCGCCATACTGTTGCAATACTTCTTTGCCTAAACCAAATTTTTCATTAAGTATATCCATTAAACTAGCAGTTTCCCTTAATTCTTCATTTAAAGGACCTATAAATGGTGCTGGACCAGCTGCACTTAAAAATGGTATTTTTCCATTATCAAAATTAATACTTATTCCAGCCCCTCCATTTTGACCAAACATCTTTTTTAATTGGTCTAAAACTTTTTGAGCTAAATCTTTTGCTTTTGAAACAGTATTGTCAACATCCTCTTCTGTAATATATTCTATTTTTTCTCTTGAAAGAGTTTTGTCTAAAGCCTCTTTGTAATTATCGGCAATTTCTTTTCCGAATTTTTTTGTTTCTTCTTTTACAATATCAGTATTTTCAAGAAAAGTTTTAGACAATGCTTTACCATAATCTTTTATGCCTTCTAAAAACTCTTCTCTGTCAAATGTTAAAGCTCCTTTTATAATTTTACCAAGTGAGGTAACTTTATCTTTTAACCCATCAAATACATTTTGCCCTAATTTAAAAATTAAACTAAAAGCAAATTTTGCCGCAGCCCATGTATTTTTAATACCAGCCACTATTAAATTAACCGCACCTCTAACTAACATTGATTCATTATATAAATCAATAAAATAATTTATTGTGTCAACTAATGGTTTTTTTAATTTACTCCAATTTTTAACAATCAAAACAGCTCCAGCGACCATTGCACCAACCGCCAAACCTACTGGACTTAACAACATTGAAAAAGCAGTGACCAAACTACCTAAAACTGTCAATATTGGACCAATAGCAGCAGCCATCAAGCCAAGAGTTGTAATTGTTGTTTTTACATCACTATCTAAATTCTTAAAAAAAGAAATAGCTTTTTGTAATCCATTAACAAGTTTCATTAATATTGGAATAAGCATTTGACCAATATCAATTGCCAAACCTTCAGCTGCACTTCTTAACCTACGCAACGCACCATTAGTTCCAGAATCCATAATGTCTGCCATTCTTTTAGATGTGCCAGTTGCATTTTTTAATTGATTTTGATAAAGATTTGTTTGTTTTGTATTATCAGCTAGAATTAAACCAGCTGCAAAAGCTCTTTTTCCAAATAAATCAGTTGCAGTTTTTACTTTGTTAGTTGAGTTGTTAATCTTTTCCATTGCATCTTGAAAAGATATTCCTTTGGTCGATAGTTCAACAAAAATCTTTCTTAAATGAGTTCCCATTGTACTAGCTTCAATACCCCTATCCGCAAGGACCATCATTTGAGCTGTTAACTCTTCTAAATCTACTCCAACAGCACTTGCAGTAGCACCAACTGTTGGCATTGCAACACTTAGTTTAGTCATATCCATTGCTGCATTTGAACTAGCCAAAGCAAATATGTCAGCAACTTTACTAGCTTCAGATGCCTCCATACTAAAACTCTTCATTGTAGATGCTACAATTGCACCACTTTCAGCTAAATCATGAGTTGTTGCTTGAGACAATTGCAAAATAGATTCTGTGGATGCATTTATTTCTTCACTAGAAAAACCAAGTTTTGCAAGTTCAAATTGTAAATCAGCAACTTGAGAGGCAGTAAACATTGTTGAAGCTCCAAGTTTTTTTGCAGTTTCAGTCAGTGTTTTAAATTCAGCATCAGTTGCACCACTTACCGCTTTTACCTTTAACATTGATTGCTCAAAATCTGCAAATGTTTTTACAGCAACAGTTCCTAAACCAATTACTGGCAAAGTAATATTTCTGGTCAAATTTCTACCAGTTCTTTGCATTGAAGCACCAAATTTCTTGACAGTTCTTTGAGCTTTTTTCATTGCTCTTTCAAAGCCTCTTAAATCAGCTCCAAATGCAATAGTTAATAAACCAACACTTTTATTTGCCATGCTCACTCATTTTTTTAATATATTCAGCTTTTGCCTTCAATTTTTCGTAATCTATTTTTTTATCATTTTTATCCCAATCAAATTCAATCAAGTCAGTTGGTTTTAATTTTTTCCCTTTTCCTATTTGTATGTTCAACAATAAAGTTGTTGACCATCTTGTTCTTTCCCAATTTCCTCTTTCTCTTAAATTTTCAAGCTCATAAAAACCATCCAACTTATTCCAAAAATGTTTCGGAAGGTAGTCATAAAACTCAACAACTCCCATTCCTAAATAACCAAAAGCCAATTTTTCTAGTTCACGCCAAGAAAGTGTTTTATTTACTTCTTGGCTTTCGGCTTTTTTTCGTTACTACCCCCCATGTGTTCAGCAAGAATTTCCATAGCTCTTCCAATACTGTCATAATCATTATCTATTAAATCAGCTAAGTCATCAATAGTTAAATCAAATTCTTGTTTCGCAGCTCTATAACCATCTTCAATGCCACAATAAATTAACGTCAAAGCACTGTCTAAGGTCATGTTATCACCTAATTTATCTAAATCTTGTAAACTAGTATTTGTTTTAGATGAATATTTTCTAAGTGCATTAAAACCGAACTTAATAGGATGTTTTTTTTGGTTTATATTTATAAAAGTGTAATTCATTTTTTTTGTTTAGTTTAAAAGGGTCATAGCAAAGGCACTAAACAAAAAATAGTGCCTAAGCTAATCACCTAAGTTTTTAGTTTACAGTTTGAGTTAATACTCCAGTTCCTTCAATTGTCATTGAATATGTTGCAGTATCTTCAGTACCTCCAGTAAAACTCATAGAAGTTATATACCCACTTCCAGAGTAACTTATGTCATTTGTTGCAGCAGTGTCACCAAAAATAAATGTGACAGCTTGTCTTGCATTTAAAACATTAGTTTCTAACACATCGTCAGCACCATTTGTCAAAGCAGCTCCAGCCGCATTAGTCCAAGCATAAGCTCCATCAATATCAATTGAGAAATCTCTCAACCCTTCTAAAATTTCTTTAAAAGCTCCAGATTCCTTGTTTGTAATTTCACGTGGTGAATGATTTACATTCAGCGTACAGTTTTGAGCAAAAGCAATTAAATTATTTGTGCTTGAGCTATAAACTTTTAATTCAGTTCCATTTAAAATAGCCATTTTCTTTTATTTTTTTTATTAATTAATTATTTTCTTCGGCAATTTTTTCTTTTGCCTTTTTTTCTTTTTTTTCGTCTTTAAGAAAACCATTGTCTTTTAAGTAAGAAATAGTTTCTTCATTTTTTATATCTAATTTAGTTCCAGCCATTATTACTTGACCAGCATATCTCCAATTTTTTTTCAATTTTATCTTCATAATCTATTTATTTAATTTGTAGGATTTATTTGTCTAATATCAAAATCTAATGCTTTTCTATAAATACCAGCATCACCGCTAGTGTCATCAAAAATGTCATTGTAACTTTGAAATTGACTTGATTGTATTTGTTCACCATTATAAGTCCCTTCATTTATTCTATCCATTGCAATCCTAATTTTTTTTGCTAAATCAGATGCTTGTGCATAAGTTTCGCTATAACAACTAATCATAACACTATTAGTATCAAGCGTACTTGCTCCCTCTTTTGTGTCATTTGGTATTACACCAGTAACGTCATAAATAATAAATGGGAATTGTGTTGTTTGTGGTGCAACATTAGGAAAAATCCTAGTTGCTACTAAACTACTTACATCACTATCATTAGCCAAAATATTATATATTGCTTTTCCTATTTCCATTTAATAACCAAATAATCCATGTTTTTGTAATTTCCTTTCATGCCTTTTAATTTGTTTTGCTACTACTGTTTCAGCATCTTTTAAAGCATTATTCATCATTTCTACTTTTGTTTCTTCATAAGCTGGACGCATAAATGGCTGACTTCTTTTTCCAAAACCTTTTCCACCAAATTTAACTTCACCACCATATTCAACCCAAGCACCATAAAAACCAGAATTTGAATATTGTTTTTTCTTGTTTTTTCCTTTATATGATTGACTTTTTTTTGCAAATCTTCCTTTTACTCTTGGTCCAACATATCCTCCATTATATCTTCTACTAGCTCTTGTTGTAAAATATCCAATACTTCTGCCAAGTTGACCAGTACCTCTTATGCTTTCATTTGATATTGAATCAGCTTTTTGTTTTGCAGATTTTACTAAGGGCTTTGATATTTCTCTAAAAAAATGTTTCCAAACACCATCACGATTAATTTGACCTGGTAGCTGAGAAAATAAATCTTCTATTTCCTTTACACCAAACATTTTAATACTGTTATTATTTTCGTATAAAGCCATTAATCTTTATTTTCACAAATTATTTCTAAAAATGCTGTCCTCCCTTCTATCTGATTTATAACTTTAGGAAAATAATATTTACTATCATAAGTTAATCTTGATTGTAAACTTAAATTGCTCATGTCTAAATTTCTTATGTAAACATGTAGTTTAGTCATGCCAGTTATTTTTTCAGATTGGTCCATTGATTCAGTACCGCCCTTCCATTCAATTGCAGCCCAAACTGTACGAAAAGCACTGTAACTTCTAGTAAATTCACCATAAGCATTAGCAGAGGTGCTTACATTTTCTATTGTTACTCTTCTATCTAATTCACCAATTGTCATCCTACTATTTGTACTTTATATGTATCAAGCAACCATTTGCTATTTTGTGGGAGCTCACTAACCATGCGACCCACTATCACAGATTCTCTGTTAGCATAAAAATTTCCTATTGTTAAAAGAATTGCTTGTTTTATTATTTCTGGAACGTCACTTGCAGCTCCATATCCAACTGTATATTTAACCTCAACAGCATCATTTCTTTTAGTAAAAGCTGGATAGCTTTGACCATCAGCTAATTGTATTTGTGCTGGCTCATAATTTAATTGCTCATCATAAACAGTATCACTTAATGTTTGCAAAGTATTATTGCTGTCATAATATTTAACGTGAGTAACCTCACTTACTTTGCTTTTAAACAAAGTTTCGATTTCTTTAAAATCACTTGCATATTGTGTTACAACTGTATCAATAAAAAATCTATTTGTGTATTCCTCACTTAATTGTGTTGCAGCTTTTATAATAGATTCAATGTAAGTGTCATCAACATTTGTGTCAACTTTTAAATGACTTTTTGCTTCAGTTAAACTTACTGGGTAAGTTGTTGCGGCTGTTGTAACTTGATAGGTTTTCATATTATTTTTTTATAAAAAAAAGGATTTTTAAGACCCTTTTTTAATGTTTTTAAAATTTAACATAATAATTTTATTGCTTTTTTTTGTTTAATTTTTCTTATCTAGCGTTTTTCTTCTATTGTACTTTCTCAACTTTTTAATATCTATATTCATCAAAACATATAAAATGCCTTAAAACGTCTTAAAATGCAGTTAAAAAGCATTTTTTGTTTTTAGTAAAAAGGAGGGAAAAAAGGGTAAAAAACCCTAATTTCCAACCTTTTAAAAAGTTAATTTTGAATCAATTATTAATTATAGTAGTGACGTATATTTAACAAAAGATGCTCCACTTGCAACTGCAAAGTCAACATGGTTATTCATAACTAATCTAACTTCGTTTGAGTTAGCATCAGTATAAGGGTCCACTAATATTGAACTAGGTCCAAAAGTCGCAAAGTAAACTCTACTAAAGTCACCAAATATACCATCAGCAGATGTGATTGGAGGTCCACCAGCTGTTGCTGGGTGTGAACTAAAGTAACCTGGGTAACCCATTAATTTATCATCAACATAAGCTGGAAACACATTAGATACCTGAGCACCAGATTTTAAAGTTGAATACATTCCCCAAGCATTAACAAAAGCTAAATTACCATCTAAACCATGATTATCAGCAACAGTTTGAATAGCTGTTAACATATCTTCAACCATACCAGCACCACCAGTAGTTGTTGATTCTGTAAATGTTAAAACTCCATTAGTTCCAGCAATTGCTCCAGGAGCACCACCACCTAAATCAGCAGAAGAGAACATTGCTTTGTCAATTTTTGTAGCCATATTTCTACCCATGTCTCTCATTACAGCAGCTTCAGCAGCTGGTCCATTTTGAGCTAATATTACATTTGAAATGTTAGCAACACCAGTAATTCTTTTTGGTGAAAGAGTTATTTTAGCAAAGTCAGCACCAGTATCACCAGCAGCAGCATTTTCAGCAGCCCAGTCAACAGTTGAGCCACCAGCAATAGGTAACAAAGTATCAGCAGCAACAGTTCCTAAATCTTGGATTCCAACTCTATTATATAAACCAGATGCTTGCAAACTATCAATAAAAGCACCAACTGACACTGGAGCTATTGCAGATGCACCTTGGTCAATTGTTCTTTTTTCAGTTAGCATTGTTGGTATTCCAATTCCTTGGATTCCTTTTCTAGCTTCTCTTTCAGCTTCTTGATGCATTTCCGCCTCAAGACCAGTTAAGCCACCGCCATTTCTGATTTCGTTTACAGCCTTAAATAAAGACCAGTTGTTAGTTTCATTATTTTTCTTAGCTGACACACCAGAAACAACCGCAGCATTACGCTTGATAGTTTCCATTTTTTCAGCTCTTTCAATCTTAGCATCAAGATTATCAACTTCAGTTAATAAACCATCCACTTGATTGTTTTCTTCAGAGGTTAAATCTCTTTCCTCAGTTGTTGCAACATCCTTAATGTTTTCCAACTGAGAAATAATGTCTGACCTTTCCTCCTTTAATGTGATTGATGTTTTCATTTTATAATTTTTTTTATTTTCTCTTTTTTAATTCAATATTTAATGAGATAAGAGAGCCCCTCACTAAATTGTTTTCTTTTTCTTCTATTATTTCTTCTTTAGTTTCTTGAACTAAACTTTCTTGATATTCTTTTAAACCTCTTTTTGCAACAACTAAATCACTTTCAGCCATGTTATATGCTGGATATGTTACTGGGCTTACATCATAAAGCCTATCAATTTTTTTAATTGTTCTAATGTTGTTACCATCTGCATCAGTAGACCAGTCATCACTAGAAACTGTGAATGCAAAAGAGCTACTACTAATGTCACCTCTTTTCATTGAAACACCTAAATCTTTAGCATAAGAAAGCTCTGGGTCTAAATCAAATTCGTATCTTAAACCTTTTTCATCAGCTGAAAGTTTTAAAGTTCCAGATGTATTTCTTGCAAGTATTAAATTTGGGTCATGATTTATCAAAGCTCTGACGTCTGAGTTTGCAATAAGTTCATCTGTAAAAGCCCCTTTTTCTATATATTCATAAAAACCACCAAGGTTATTTGACCTTGAATCATAGACACTTGCGTAGCCTACAACAACATCTTTACCATCTTCTGTTGTATCTACTCTTGTTTCAACATTAAATATTCTTTTTTCCATATTATTATTATTTTTTTTATTTTCTAATTGAGTATTGCAAACAGCTAATCTTTGTTTCTCGTCATCATAATCCTCAACCATGATTTCATCTGACATACATCTGTCAATAAAATCTTCATTCGTTTCATCTATATTAGGAGTTGGTATCGGCATCCTCTCCAATTTTATCTATTGTTGTCATATTCATTTGCATGAAATGTTTGTCACCACCTTCAATAGAGTTCATATTTTCTTTTTGTCTTACTTCATTTATTGACATATAGCCATTAGTGATTGCTGTTTTATATGCCTCAGTTCTTGATTTTACATCACCCCTCAACAATCCATTTACATTAAACTCAACAAAAGTTTTACCTAATTCATTTGTTCTAAATAATTTTAGATTCATTTCCTCTTCAATTCTTGTTATATAAGGCATAAGTGTAAAAGTTAAAAACTCTTGATTTTGCATTTCAATATTATTAAAACTTGATTTGCTTAAATCTTTTAATAAATGTGGTGGCACATTAAAAATTCTTGCAACCTCTTCAATGCTAAATTGTCTAGAACTTAAAAACTGAGCTTGTTCTGGACTTATTGAAATAGGTTTAAAAGACAAACCCTCTTCTAATACAATAGTTGAATTACTATTTTTTAGATTCCCATAGTTATTATTGAAGCTGGTTTTTAATCTTTGTAATGCTGTGTCACTTAAAGCTCTATCAGTTTGTAAAATAGAACTTGGTTTTGCTCCATTAGAAAAGAATGTTGAGCCAAATTCTTCTAAGCTCTCTGACCATTTTAGAGCCTTAGCACATTGGTCAATGGGACTGAGACCTGTCACGCCATCGTCTGTGATTGTTTTTATGTGCAGCATGTCAGCTGAATCTAAAACTCTTCCATCATTAACTTGATAAAAAAGCTCATTATTATTTACAACAACTGTAACTTTTTCTGGGTCAATACATAATAATTGAACTGGTGTTCCAGAATTATTTCTAACAATTTGAGCATATCCATTTCCATCAGTACAAATACTTAGCATGATAAACTCAAAAAATGTTATTTTATTTTGATAATAATTAGGTTTATATTTTATCAATTTATAGATAGGACTTTTTGTGTCCTCTAATTTATCACCATTGTTACGTTTTGTGTAAACTGAAATTGGTAGTGAACTAACTGATTCTGACAATAATCTTATTGCACACCAAACCGCAGTAAGTGTTAGGGCTTTGTCAGTGTCAAATGAATTTACTTGAGGGAATATTGAATTAAAAGATAAGTTTCTTTTTTCTGTTTTTTTTGGTGTGAATACGTTAGTTATTCGTTCTAGTAAAGTCAATGTGAAATAATTATTTTCACAATAATACTACACAATTCTATTTTAAAAATATAAAATAGTATTTATTTTTTAACATTTTTATAATACCAAAACATCTCTTTCATCATATATGCTATCACCACTTTCAGTTGTTAGATAACTACCTAATGCCATAATCAATGCAACTACTGGGTCAACTTTCTCTTTTGCTCTATTTTTTGCAACCTTAATATTGCCAGCTCCGTCCTCTTGAAGGGCTACATTACTCATACACCAATTCATGCATGGGTTATTATTATGAATAATATTTTTTGCAAGTATCTCAGCCTCGAGGGTTTTCGTTGGCATACTCATGCTAACAAATCCTTGACCGAAAGGGTCAAGATTGCAGCCATCATTTCCTAAGTCAACAATTAACTGGCTAGCCCCCCATCTATCATAACACACTGATTGAATCCTATATTTTTTTGAAAGCTCATTTATCTTTGCTCTTATAAAATTATAATCAGCAACATTGCCAGGTGTTGCAAAAATATGACCATTTTTCAACCAAGTAACATAGTCAACACCATCTCTTTCACTTCTTTTCTTTGCGTTTTCTTCTGGAATAAATATATAAGGAATGAAAACAAACTTGCCATCTACATTAAATAATAATACAAATGCTGTTAAATCTCTTGTTGATGCTAAGTCAAGCCCACCCCAACATTCTTTTCCTTCCAATATTGAGTAATCAAAATCTTGATGACAAGCATTCCATTCACCAGATGTTAGCCATGCACTATGTGAATCAGTCCATTGATTTAACATCAAACGTCTAAATGTATTTTGATATGAAGGAACATCAATAGCTCTTTGACTTTCCCTTTGCATATATTCTTTTTTTAAACTAATACCATAATTTGGATTTGCTTTTTTCCATGTTGATTCTAATGTGATATCGTCATCATCATTATCTGATTCATAAATTACAGCATAAAAAGAACTATCAGAAATTGTATTATCTAACACCTTCTTTGCATAACTATAAATCTCATAGCATATTGATTGCTTATCATAACCAGCTGTTGTAATTGCAATGGTCAATGGCTGCCTTCTTGACCCAGTTGATGTTGTTAATGTATCCCACAAATCTCTATTTGGCTGAGTATGTAATTCATCAAAGATTATGCAGTTAGCATTAAACCCATGTTTTGTTTTAGAATCTGAACTTATAGCTTGATAAAAATTTCCCTTTGATTCATTAACAATAGAATTTCTATATGCTTTGCCTCTTTGAGAAAGTTCTGGATTTTGCAAAATCATTCCTTTAGCAATTTCAAAAACAATACCAGCTTGACTTCTATCACCAGCTGCACTATAAACTTCACTACCTCTTTCCTCATCTGCAAATAACATATACAATCCAATGGCAGCACAAAGAGTTGACTTACCATTTTTTCTTGGCACTTCAATAAATACAGTTCTATATTTTCTTAGATTTGTTTCTTTATTTTTCCAGCCAAATATATCACCAACAATTTTACTTTGCCATTTCTCTAATTTTAATGGCTGACCAGTAAGCTCACCCTTTGTATGTGTTACAAAAGTTTCAATAAAACCAATGGCTTTTTCTGCGGCTTTTTTATCAAAATAATATTTACTCAAAATAATTATTTATTTGGGTGTTGTTATTTGTGACTGGTGCTGATATGTTAGCTCTGGCAACTGGTGTCAAACCAAATTGTGTTGCTAATTTTAATGCATTTGCCAAAGCATCATTTTTCATTTTTACAAATGGCTTTGCTTGAGTTCTAATTATATCACCATTAGTGTTTTTGAAAACATCTACTCTTCCATTTTCTCTAAGCTCTTTTTCGCATTCAATATATAAAGCCATTTCATTACAATAACTTTCAATCAATCTTAAATCAATATTGTGCAACATTTTTAAATTAAACAACTGACTTGTTACCTTATACCATTCTTGAACTCCTATTTCAGATAATAATTCTGGAGGCTCTGGCAATTGTAATACTAAATCAACTGTCATTTCATTTTCAACTAATCTATCAGCTCGAGCTGTGCCTTGCATTTCTTTTAAAACAGTAGGTGTTTTTTTTCTGCCTTTGCCCATTATTTTTTATTTAATGTTGGCTCAGTACGAATAAGATTTGGAATGCCAAATTCTTTCTGGACTTCAACCATATAATCTAAACACTTAGGACATTCTGAATTTCTAGTAACTACTTTAGAATTTTTAATTTCTAAAATTGCTCTCTCTAATTTTTTTTCTGTTTTACATTTTTTACAATGAAATATAAACATAGCTTTTTGGTTTTAGTTTGAACTTAAACTGACACTGAAAACATATCGATACCTAAACACTCAATTTTGACATTGAACGTGTTTTTA